AAATTATAAACGACATAGTTAAAGAAAATCCAACTGCATTTACGGCATTAGCTTTATGTAATGAAAATTACTATATTTATACTTGTGAATTATCAAGTGGTATCGTTCATTTTAAAGTAAACGTAAAAGACTTTGAAAGTGGCTTTTTAAAAGACGAAATGCAAGCGAATTTATTAATAGATTACATTAACATTAAATAATAATATTATGACACCAAAGCAATTAGAAATTTTAACCGATCTTTACAATCAAGCGGTTGAATCAGGAAAATTCTCACCAAGCGAAATGAGAGATTTATTTATTGGATTCCCTGTGCCACCTAGAGTAGAATAAATGAAATATATCTCTTTCATAATTTTAATTTACAATTTCATAAGTCTAAAACTATTGTATTTAAATTGGACTTATGAAAGAGTATCTTTGTTTGGTTATGAAACGCAAAGATGTGTACTGATTAATTTTATAGACATTCCATTTTATTTGTTGTTCGCTTTTGTGTTCTTTAAATGGCTTTACAATATCTACAAAGGCAATCATTATTACTTAACTAACTTTCAAATTTATTGTACATTTGGTTGCATTGCTTTTTTATTAATGATTTGGATTAACACACTTTGCGAGTGTATAAAATTACATAACATAATATTTTGGGGCAACTTTATAATATTATTTACTTTCTTTGCTTATGCTTGCAATTATTTAAAGTTTAAAAAATGATTTTAATTGACTTAATAAACGATACGCTTCGACCTAAAGGACGATTTGAACAAAAACGAGTTATGACATTTAGTTCGTTCTTTTCGGCTTTAATCTACGGCTTTATGCCGTTTTGCGTTCCAACTTTTGAAGTCAAGGAGTTTGTTTTTTTAGGTTTTTTAGGAATTGGCGGTTTTACGGTATTTAGAACACAGAAAGTAAATAAAAACGAAATAGATAACGATACAGAAAACAATACAGAATGAGTACAAAGGAACAAAACGACGTAATCGAAATCAAAGGCGAAATAGGTAGGATTAGGCATCATTTAGATTTATTTAAAATAGATAATGCGGAAAAAAACAAAGTTCTACACGAAACAAGTAGTTCAGTAAACAGAATTGAAACCGCTTTAATAGGAAATCATTTAAACGGAAATGTCGGATTAGTTTCTGACTTTGCCGATTTACAGAAAATAGTTGAGGAGCAAAAAGAAAAATTAATAGTGCATCGTGTTTATTTTGCTATATTAGGCTTTATTGCTTCAACTTCATTCACAGGTTTAATCGCTATTTGCGTAAAATTGTTTGCTAATAATTAGTTTGTTTAAAATTAAATTATTACTTTTGGTATTCGCTGAATAAAAAAACTAATAACGTCCCTTTGTTTCAGCGAGCATCGGGGCGTTTTTTAATTTATTAAATTATGAGTAAGTCTGCAATTTATTTTATTTATGGAATAATTAGTTTTTTGCTATCGGGTTGTTTTTTAGGTCTTTTTTTAAAAGACAAAGATTTTGTGCTTTTAGCTATTTTTTTGTTTTCGCAATTTTTAGGTGTTGTTTGTTTAATTTTATCATCTAGAGCCGAGCCAAACAATTAAACCCACAACCGCTAATTAAATTTAGCGGTTTTTTTATATATTTGTTAAACGATTAAAATAAAAAACTATGAATAAAATAATTGAAGTTGCAAGTAAAGAAGTTGGCCAAGGAGAAGTGCCTTTAAACTCAAATAAAACAAAGTACGGTAAATGGTTTGGATTCGATGGTGTTGCTTGGTGCGGTATGTTTGTAAGTTGGTGTTATTATCAAGCTGGCCAACCGTTAGGCAAAATCGGATTTACAAAAGGTTTTGCTGGATGTCAAACGGCCGTGGCCTACTTTAAAAAAGCTGGCCAAGTAACAAATACGCCACTTGAGGGCGATATAGTGTTCTTTGATTGGAACAATGATGGCCGATACGACCATACTGGATTATTCGTTAAATGGATTGAAGTTGGCAAAACTTTCGAAACAATCGAAGGTAACACTTCTTTAACAAATCAAAGTAACGGTGGCCAAGTAATGCGACGTAATCGAAAAAACGTGAATGTAATATTTGTAAAGCCTTAATTATGAAAAAATCAATCTTACTATTATTAACTCTATTTTTAATCGGTTGCGGTTCAAGACGTGTCGAAAAGTCAAAAGAAGTAACCAAAGAAAACAAAACAACCGAGTTAACCACTACCGACAATTCAACAATCGAAATTAAAGCCGATACCAATACAAAAGTAATCGACTGTACAAATACCGATGAAATTGAAATAGCGCCTATTGACAATACTAAAGAAATGGTTGTTAATGGAAAAAAGTACCTCAACGCTATTTTAAAGCATAAAAAAGTAAAAGCCAATATAATTACCGACAAAACCGAGAAAGTCGCTACAAATCAAAAAAACGACGTTAAAACGGATTTAAAAGAGGTTGTTGCAATTGAAACGTTAAAACAAAACACAAATAAAAAACGAGAGCAATTCGATTGGACTTGGATTATGATAGTAGGAACGTTAATATTAATGTTTTTACTTTGGTGGTATTTTGGTATTGGTAAGAAAAAAAAAGATGATAATAGTGCTAGTTAAATAATTATTTACTTATAGCATTTAAAACTCCTTTTAAAGTAGCGGTAGTTATATTTGAAATAGCATCACGCTTTTTACTAAATCTATATCTTATTTTTAATCTTTTCTGTTTAGTGGTTTTTATTGAAGAACTATCCCATCTTTGATTTTCTTCATCGCCTCCGAAAAATATTCCCATTATGTTTTATTTTTAATTTACATAAAGATAAATAAATTTTCAATTAAAAAATAGTTTTATATAAAATAATTCACTAAATTTGATTTTCATATTTTAAGTTTTTGGTTTAGGTTTATGGTTAAGTTAGAGAAACGACATCGCTTGGTGTCGTTTTTTTATTGTCTAAACCCTAGTAAAATAAGGCAAACATAAAATTTAACATAAAAAAATAAGCAAATCTTATTTTATTTGAAATAATTGTATTACATTTGTCTATCTTAAAACATTAAAACTTAAATATTATGAAAACAAAAACTTTAAATGAATTGTATGTTTTGCTTTATGAGCAAATACAAAATAAGTATCACTTTTATATATGCAATCAAATTGACGTGTTGTTAAGTAAAGGAATAATTACAGAAACGGAACACGACTTTTTTTTAATTCATTTTGAATCGCAAAGACCTACTTTAGAATTACATACTGAATTTTATGATTTGGAATGCTATAATAAAACATCTGTTGTTTGGTTTAGTGACTTTCTTGATAATGCAACAGAAAACAGAATTAAATTCATTCAAAAACTAATTGAAATAACAAAATGAAAGACTTTAACACCGCAATAACCGAAGCTAAACTAGACTACATTTCCGACATCGAATTTGCTTACTATTTTTCAAATCAATTTATAACTGTTAACTTTTACAAAAACAGTATAGGGACAAATATAATTGAGGAGTTTGGAACGATGCACAACGGTCAATGGTTTGACGTAATCCCAACAGACGAGCAAATTAAAGCTATGTTTAAACGATTAGACGATACTCCATACCGTGAAGTTGAAGTAGAACGCTTTACAGAGGATTTAAACTATCAAAACGACCCGTACTATGGATTTTACGGATTAGACGCTTAAAACGATTAATAACTTAAACTTAAATAATTATGAAAACAAGAACTTTAAATCAATTGTATGTTTTGCTTTATGAAGAAGTAAAAAACGATAAAAGCTTTTACATTTGCAATGAAATTGAAATTTTATTAATGCGTAAATTAATTTCAGAAGAAGAATATTATATCTTAAGAGAGCATTTTAAAAGTCAAAGACCTACGAAAAAACTTCACATTGAATTTTATAATCACAAAAGCTATAATAAAGATTTAAAAGGAAGTATTTCGTGGTGGAGTTCTTTTGTTTTAGGAAAATTAGAACAAAGACTTTTATTCATTCAAAAACTAATTGAAATAACAAAATGAAAGAAATATTAAAATTCTACAAGTGGTACACTAACCGAGTTGGTGGCGTAATTCCACAATTTATTGAAGTGCAAAACTTTGACTTTTTAAACTACATCGATTTAAAAGTATCGAGTTTTAAACATCGAGCAAGCGAAATAAAAGAAACGTACAATCATAAATTTGTAAAATAATGGAAGTGCCAAAAACCCACAAAGAGCAAAAGTATTCCGAGTTTTTCAAAGCTTGGTTAAAATCAGACCAAATTATACCACAATCAACTATTGCATTATTTACAAAATGTCAAAACGAAATAAGATTAGAAAACCCATTGTATAACAATAAACTTAATTAAAATGAAAACAACAAAAAGATTTGAAAACGCATTAATGAAATTATATAATGCTTTTCACGAAAACAGATTAAATGCTATGGATTGCCAAGCTTGTGCGGTAGGCAATATTTGTAATAATTCAAGTATTTGGAGAAATTACGCCTCTTTTAACACTTGTGATTTTACTATTGAAATATCTAAAAGAGATTTACCTCCAAGTATTAGAAGTTTTGGATATTCAAAATTAGAAATTGCAAACATTGAAAAGATATTTATTGAATCTTGCAACTTTGAATCAGGAACTAAGGAACAACAATTTAAAGGCTTATGTGAAGTAGTTGAATACCTAGCCGAATTAGACAATATTCCAAATCCAATGGACTACACAAAGCTATTTGAAACCGAAAACGATTTACCTAAATACGAGTTAATTTTAAACTAAACAACTATGTACAAAGTAAAAGTAAAAGAAACCCGCCAAAAATTCAGACCTGATTTAAAAGCATTTCAGTTAGCTGAAAAATTACAAGTATCGCCTCAGTCAATATACGACTTAGAAAATAAGTTCAACAAATCGCTCCAAAATCATTTGACTGTTATATTCTCAAATAAAGAGAACTTACAATCTTATTTAGATTTAAACATTCGCCCGATTATTTTAATTGATAAGATTTGCAAAGAGTTGGGTTGTGAAATTTCGGATTTAATTATTAACGTTAAAAAATAGATTTATGGAAAAAATATATCAAGTTTATGAAAATTTACTTTTAGATATAAATGAAGTTGAATGTTCAAGAGTTACCGATAATTCATATTGGACATTAAATAATATGCGCTATGCTTTAGATACAAATTACTGTAAAAGTTTTAAGTCAAAAGATGATGCAGTTAGATATTTAAAAGGTAAAATTAATTCTAAAATTAATTCAGTAAAATCAACACTAAACTATTATGAAGAAAAATTAGAAGAATTTAAATCTTTATATGAACAACCCCAATAAAACCAACGAATTAACTTGCTAAAACCAAATAATTTTAGTAAATTTATGTTAACTTAAAACAACTTAAAAAATGGAAACAAAAAAAGACCATTACAGAAACGTATTTAAAAGCGACCACTTAGGAAGTGCGGACTTAGAAGATTTTATTGAACAACAAAAACCTTTGATTTTTACAATTAAACACGTAAAACAAGAGAAGCAAACCAAAGTTGCTGGTAAGAAAATGGATGCCAACATCGCGTACTTTGTAGAACCTATCAAACCAATGGTTTTAAATGCCACGAACTCAAAGCAAATTAAACTTTTTACAGGCAGTTCTTTTGTTCAAGATTGGAATAATGTAATTGTTGAGTTATACGTCGATGAAAACGTTAAATCCGTTAGTGGTGGAATTACTCAAGGTGTTAGAATTAGACCAGTGCAACCAAGAGTAAACACAAAACCGTTATTCGTTGAGGCTAACTTTGCTAATGCTAAAAAAGCCAACGCAACACGTGAGCAAATTGAATCACGATACACGCTAACAGATGAGGTTTATACTAAATATTTAGCTTATGAGCCAACAACGTAGTCAAGAGTGGTACGACGTCCGTAAAGGGCGTTTTACCGCCTCACGTATAACAGAATTATTAGGTGTTCAAGGTTTAGGATTAACGGGCGATACATACGCTTTTGAAAAAGCCGTTGAATTAGTTTATGGAATAGATGAAGAAGAAAGTTTTACTTCTTTTGATATGAAACGAGGTATTGATTTAGAGCCGTTAGCATTTAGAAAATTTCAAGAGTTAAAAGACCTAGATTTTATTGAAGTTAAAGAAAGTTACTTTTTTCCCTATACTGATAATGCTGGTGCAAGTCCTGATGGTTTAGTAGGCACTGATGCAATACTCGAAATAAAATGTCCTAGACCAAACAAGTTTTTTAAATTAGTGGCCAAAGGAGAAAGCGCAATTGATAAAATATACATTGACCAAATGCAAATGCAGATGATGTGTAGTAATTCGGTAAGATGCCACTTCTTTAACTACATTATTTTTAACGGTATTGAAATGTGGCACGAAATAATAGTTAACCGTGATGAAAAGCGAATTGACTTTATTAAACAAAGAATTGACGAGGCGGTAAAATTACGCTCCGAATACGTAGAATATTTAACAAATAACAAACAATTTTAAAATGGAATTATCAGGAACGATTATCGAAATTGGGAATACAGAAACAGTAGGTACTGCAGGAACTTTTAAAAAGCGATTATTGGTAGTAAAAACCAATGAGCAATATCCTCAAGAAATACCTATTGATTTTGTGCAAGACAAAACAGAAGTTATAAATAATTTTTCAGTAGGTCAAGAAGTAAAAGTTGGAATCAATTTAAGAGGCAACGAATACAACGGTAAAAGATACTGCAGTATAAACGGTTGGAGAATTGAAGCAGTAGCTACTTTTTAATAAATGCACGAAATAGAAGTAATAAAATTCAACAAACAAAACATCCCAATAGCGAAAAAGATAATGACTTTAAACGAGTGGGATGTTTTCAACAAACGAAATGATTTATTTTATTACAAGGCATTTCAAATCGGCTATGCGCAATTCAAAGAATTAAATAACTTAAAATAATTAAAAATGGAAAAATTCGAGATTACAAAAGAAAGAATAAAAATTTTAGAAAACTGCGTAAATGAAAATATGCATTTTATGGTAGTTTCAAACTTAAAAAATTGGTTTCCCAACGCTTTTAAAGAAGAGTTGAGATTGAATACGTGGTATAAAAACACAACTAAAGGATTTGATGATTTATTAGCTTGTATAACTAAATTTAACGGAAATAGATTTGATTTTTACGGTTTTGATGTAAGCGATATTTATCAAGAAAACGATTACTACGAACTTTCAGACCGAAACATTTCACTAAGGTTAGCCACCCCCGAAGAAGTACAAACCGCTTTAACCAAAGAAGCGATTAAAAGAGGGTTTGTTGATGGTGTTACTTTCAACCCCGTAGGATTTACATCTAAATTTAAAGCAATAGGTAATGTTGAAATAAAATTTAAAAGCGAATATAATGAATTACAAATTTGGGCTGATTCTTTAGAATGTAAAGAAAGCAACTATAAATCAATTGGAAGAGGTTTTTGTGTTATCTTTAAAGATGGTATTTTTGGAAATATAATAAACGAACAACAACCCCAAGAACTAACCCTCCAACAAATCGCTGATAAGTTTGAAATACCAACTGAACAATTAAGAATTAAAAAATAATTAAAAAAAGCTTTGTAATTAAAAAATAAACATTACATTTGTATCACTCACTACATTACCAAAGAACTTATATTAGTCCTTGATGAACCCGAAGTAGTGAGCGGTGGATTCAGGGACTAACTTTTTTATACTCACTATGGCAAAAGACTTACCTTACTTTAAATTTTTCTGTTCCGAATGGAGCGATGGCGATATAACTTTAGAGAGTTATGAAGCACAAGGTTTATTTATAAATATTTGTGCTTACTATTGGAGCAATGAATGTGTTATAGAATTATCTAAACTAAAAAAGAAATTTAAGGGTTTTGAAGCTATAATAGATGAAATGATTAGTTCTAAAATATTAAAAACTAAAGGACTTTACGTTTCTATTTCATTCCTAGATGAACAAAAAATAGAACGTGAATTAAAGTCAAGACAAAACTCAGAAAACATCACAAAATATTGGGAACGTAAACGAACGTTAAACGAAAATGATACGAACGTATTAAATCCGAATAACGAAAGTGATTCAATAAAGAGAAGAGAAGAAGAGAGAAGAGAAGAAGAGAATAATAAACCTATGGTTTTTAGTTTTTTTAATTCTTTGATTGGTTTAGGCGCTAATAAAGAATTGGTAAATGATTGGTTAAAGGTCCGTAAAAATAAAAGGGCCACAAACACAGAAACGGCTTTTAAAAGATTTATTAAACAATACGAGTTAAGCGGTTATAGTTTAAACGATGTGCTAGAAAAATGTATAGAAAAAAGTTGGAGCGGATTTGAGGCCGATTGGTATAAAAAAAATAATACGGTTTCGGGGCCAATAGGTAAGACTAACCAAAAAATAATGACTTACGATGACTAACGAATTTTTAAACATAGGGATTATTCCAAAAGGAAGTCGAGTTGAGCAAAAGTTAGTTTGTCCTAATTGCGTTAAGCTTGGTAAAACAAATATAAAAGATACTTGTCTTTCTGTTAATCTAAATACGGGCCTTTATAATTGCCATAAATGTAGTTGGAGTGGTAAGGTTGGTAAATCAGATTACGTTCGGCCCGAAATTATACAAACTTACAAAATACCACAAAGGCCCAATATTACAAAATTAACAGATGAGGCCCTAAAATATTTTGAAAGTAGGTCCATAACTCAGGAAGTAGTTATAAAAAATAAAATTGCGTCAACAAGTGGCCAAGAAGCTTTTTTGTTTCCATACTTTAGAAATGGTGAGTTAATCAACTACAAAGTAAGACTATTAAAGGAAAAGAAGTTTTTTCAGGCTAAAGAGGCCGAGCCGATAATGTACAATTTGGACCGATTAAGTGGCCAAAAAGAAATTATAGTTTGTGAGGGCGAGTTTGACAGTTTAAGTTGGGAAGTTGCGGGGTTTGAAAATCATACTTCAGTTAATCAGGGCGCGCCAAATGAAAACGATACTAATATCGATAAAAAACTAGAGTGTATTACAAACTGTTACGATGTATTTCAAAATGCGGACCTAATTTATATTTCAGTTGATAACGATAATAACGGACTTAGATTGCAAAACGAGTTGGTCCGTAGATTTGGACCTGAGAAGTGCAAAATAATAACTTTCAAAGAATGTAAAGACGCTAACGAATACTTAATTAAGTACGGGGCCTATGAGTTGGCCCAAAGATTGAAAGACGCTAAAGATGTAAAGATTGAGGGAATTTTTACGCTACAAGATAATTTTGATTCAATGATGAATGGTTTTGAGAATGGCCAACAAAGGGGCCAAACAACATACATCGATGACGTTGATAAGGCTTGGAAGTGGCGGACCACAGAAGTAAATGTTTGGAGTGGTTATCAAAACGAGGGTAAGTCTTTATTTTTAAATCAACTCTCTGTTATTAAATCATATTTTGATGGCGATAAGTTTGCGGTTTTCAGTCCTGAGAATATGCCAATGGATGACTTTTATAATGATTTAATTGAAATGTTTATAGGGACCACAACGGACCCGTTTTATAAAGATGCACAAATGAGTAAGGGCCAATATTTAGAAGCGATGACTTTTATAGACAAACACTTCTTTTTGGTTTATCCTGATTTTGATTTTACACTTCAAACTATTTTGGATAAGGTTAAATACTTGGTCCGTAAACAAGGAATAAATCATTTAATAATTGACCCGTACAATACAATTGAGCATTTAATGAAACCAAACGAACGTGAGGACCTATACATTAGTAGATTTATGGCCACGTTAAAAAGATTTGCAATAGAACAAAATATATCTATTCATTTGGTGGCCCACCAAATTACACAAAGGCCAAATAAAGATGATGGGGGCCGATTACCTAAACCGTTATTAAATAACATTAAAGGTGGAGGTACTTTTGCCGATAAGGCCGATAATGTTTTATTTGTTTGGAGGCCCAATAGATTGATTGACTTTCGAGATAATGAAGTAATTTTCGGGTCCCAAAAAATAAAGAAACAAAAATTAGTTGCAAGGCCGTGCGACATTGATAAGATTACATTTGAATTTAAAGAGAATAGGTATTATTTTAATGGCGTTTGTGGATTCTCTAAGATTGATAAGGACCGAGATAAAAAGAAAGAGCCTATTATAGATACGCCATTTGAAATGATTGACGAAAAACATTTAGTAACTAATTTTAAGGACCTACCATTCGATGACTGCCCGTTTTGATTTGCTACAATATTGGCACGATAAAATATGTATTGACTTTGAACAAGATAAAATTGAATTGAAATTATTTTTAGTGCTAGACAAATATTTAACCGAAGCAAAAGAAAGCTATTACAGAAACTTATTTATTATAAACTTAAATTGATTAACACAAAACAATAACATTAACTTAAATTAAAAATTATGAAACTACAAGAAACAAAAAAAATCTATGATAGCATTTTAAAAATTGCTAGAAAAAACAATGACATTTTAAATTATGACTTTAAAGATTTAGAATTAAGAGCAAAAAATCATTTATTTGGCATAGAGTTAAAAGAGGTTTATGGACTTAATATTGACGAAAAAATATTTAGAAACACTAGGTATCAAGAATTAAAAAACAACGTTCATCTTACATTTATTGATAGCGAAACTACGACTATTAGTTGGGAGGACGATGGTAAGGAACCTAAAGGAGAAACATTAATTAAATTTAGTTATCCAACGGGGGCTTATATTTTTGGAGGAGATTATCCAAAAGATTTTTTTCAAAAGTTTTTCTTAGAATTAAAATCTTATAATCCAGACTACTGTGATAGTATGAATAAATCTCTTTATTTTAAATTAGAAAATTCAAAGGATATTTTTAATAACTACGATTCAATAGTAAAAAAATATTACGATTTAAATAAAGAGGATTTTAAACAAAGAGAAATTTTAAGAATTGAAAATGAATTAAAAAAATTAAAATCATAACCTTAAACCAATAGAAAAATGAAAACAATCAAATCAAAAGTAAAAGACGTATTAACGAGTTATCCAAATTGCCGTGATAACAACCAAGAACTTTATAGAATGTATTTAACACTACATACTAAAATGTCAGTAGCTAATTACTACTACGAAATCGCAAACGCAATTGTTAAAGGCGAAATACCAAGTCAAGCAACCGTTGAAAGATTTAGCCGAATTATTCAGAATGAAACGCCAAGTTTAAGAGGTGAAAATTGGGAGTATAGAAAGCATATTCAAACTAAAATAGTTCAGAAAGATTTAGGATATACCGTTAAAAATTAGTAAATTAGAGTTATGCAAAAATTTGAAAGAACATTACACGACTTAACAACATACGTTATAGCCTATGACGATGTAGCGCTAAACGATGGCGAAAACCTAAACTATCTACTTCAAAAAATAAACACAACTTTGTTTTATTTAGAAACCGAAAGGTCAAACTTTAAAAAGCAATTTGAAAAGAGAGTTTATGAATTAACAACCGATAAAAAAATGACAGTTGCAAGGGCGTTAAATTTCGCTGAGAATGAAGTTCCCGAACTTTATATGCTACGTCGAATAATGGATAGCGGTTATCGTATTTCGGATGCTATACGCACAAATATAAGCTTCTTAAAAAACGAGCGTAACAACTCAAAGTAATCGATTGATGAAGAAATAGAAAGGTATTATTAATTATGAAATGCACAGACTGTCCGTATAACGAAACAAACGCCATTTGTCAAATTAAATGCGATTTTAAGAACGATAAAGCTAAAAAGGTAAAATATCCTACTAAAATTAAAAAAGTTAGTAAGAAGCGAAATTTAGAAAACATACTTTACAATTCGGAACGCATCAAATTTTTACAATTACCTGAGAATAAAATTTGCCCGATAACAAAAGAACCAACAACGGACGTACACCACAAAAAAGGTCGTATTGGTAGTTTATTACTTGATAAAAAATATTGGGTTGCAGTAAGCCGAAGCGGTCACAGATTTGTAGAAGAAAATCCAATTTGGGCAAAAGAAAACGGTTACTCACTAAACAGACTTTCGAATGATTAAAATTGACATTAAACCGCTTTCAGTTAACGAAGCTTGGCGAGGTAAAAGATTTAAAACAGATGCTTACAATAAATATCAAAGAGCGTTATTGTTACTACTTCCAAAAGTTTATGAATTACCATCACCGCCTTATGAGTTACATTTAGAATTTGGATTTAGTTCAAGTGCTTCGGATTGGGATAATCCAATAAAGCCATTTCAAGACGTTTTAGCCACGAAATATAAATTTAACGACAAACTTATCAAAAAAGGAATAGTTACCGTTAATCAGGTTAAAAAAGGTTTTGAGTACGTTAAATTTGATATAAAAACATTTGAACCGAAAGATTAGAGTTAAGAAAGAAGTTTAATAGTTTAATCGGGATTTATTTAGATTGAGTATAAATTGAGATTGAATGTATTTTAATTAAATTTAATTATTATCTTTACAAAGAATTTAAAACTTAAAATTATGAAAACTACAAAAATGAATTTTAGCGACTTATTAGTTAAGCACGATTATTATTGTTCTGACAATTCTTATTTTTCTTTAGGATTTGACACAAACTACAAAACTTTTAATGACTTTTTATCTGAAATGGGAGAAAGTGATGACGATATGAATTTGGTTTTTAGGTTTGATATTAAAGAAAGAGACATTGAAGAAATAGACGAAAACACTTCAAAATATTATATGGAAGTTTTTATGGTTCATCAAAGAAAAGGTCGATTTGTTCCTTTTTTTATAGAGAACATATACGAAAGTGATTTTGAAGCAATAAAGATTTACCTAGAAAAAAAGTATTTAAAAATGCAAAAAATTTGGTCTCCATTTTCAGAATTAGAAACTACAAAATAAATAACTATGCCACAAAAAAGACGTCCAAAAGCCACGAAAGATGCTTTATTAATTCAAGTAAAGCGATTAAATGGAACAACTAAATCAAAACAATTTCGAGTTGATAATTTAGACTTTGAAAAAATAGTTGATAGCGTAAAAGAAGTAATTAATTTAAAATAGAAAGTAATGGAAAGTAGAGAGATAAAGTTTAGAGGACTTAGGGAATATGATAAAAAATGGCTTTATGGAAGCTTAGTGACTGGGTTGTTTATAAATATAAAAACAAATACAAATGTTTGTAATATATTAGATACCGAGGAACACCCTCATTTTGATTGCTTTCAAGATTTAGACGAAATGAAAACAGACGTAATTGCGAATACCGTAGGTCAATTCACGGGATTAAAAGACAAAAACGGAGTTGATATTTATTTTGATGATTTATACAAAGATGAATTTGGCGATGTATTTAAAGTTATGCAAATGGAATGTGGTAGATATGCTCTTAAAATGTTATCAAACGGATATGTTGATGAATTTATTGATTGGAACCAAGTTGAAATTATCGGAAATATCTACGAAAACCCCGAACTATTAAATAACTAACCCTATGAAACCACACGATAAAATAGAAAAGGCATATTGCATCAGTCAAGCTAAAAAAGTAGGTTTTGGAATATTTTATTAATTGTAATTATAATTGCCTTAGCGTTATGAAATTGTATAACTACGACTTTACAAAAAGATATTTAAATATATCGCTTATAACTTTACAAAAGAAAATAAAGAAAAAACAAATTGTTCCGATTTATTTTAAAGGTAAAAACCATTTAAATTTGAAGCAATTTAACCAGCTAAAACCAAACCAAGAAACTATAATCGAAAGCCGAATGAATTACGACTTTGAAACTTTCGAGAGTAAAATTAACTTAAACTAAAACGAAATGGAAAACGCAAAAGAATATTTACAAAAAAAATACCCTCAAATGAGAGGTCATTTATGGAATGCTACCGATATAGACGATAATTGGGTCGCTCAAATGATGACAGAATTTGCAGAAACCCACTTAAAAGCTATAATCGAAGAAGTGAAAGAGAAAGCTAAAGAAAATCAACATTTCCCAAGTCTTATAAATTTAGAATCAATAGACGAAGTACTCACTAACTATTTAAACAAATTGAAATGATGGTAGATATTTGGAAAGAAGATTTTGAAAACAAAAATAAATCAAAAATGGATTTAAGAGAACAATTCGAGAAATTAGAAGAAACAACATTTGAGAATAAAGATTTAGCACTTGACCAATTAGAAAAAATAGCCGATGATTTTGCTATTGGATTTTCCAAGTGGATAGAGGATAATTACACGCATATAAAAGGCAAATACGGAAAAAAAAATACGCCTTATTGGGATTTTGAGAACTTAACATTATTAGAACTTCTAGTAATCTACAAACAAACACTTAACCAATAAAAACAGAAAATTATGAATCGATACTTTGAAAATATTATAATAATTGAGGACAATACTACTTTAAAAACAATTAGCGAATTAGATTTTTTACCAAAAACAAATAATCTTATTTACATAGATAAAAAAAGGTATCAAGTTACTAGCAATGTTTTTGACTATGACTTAAAAGAAATAAGAATTTATGTAGCTAGAGCTTGAGAATAACGTTTAACCTAACCAATAAAAATAAAAAAAAATGGAAACAAAAAAAGATTACACAAAAACAGACTACACAGATTTTAGAGAAACAAAACTTTTTTTTATAAATGAAAACCCTTTAGAATTTTTTAGTAAAGAGCAACTTAATGTTATTTCAAAAACAATGGCTGATTGTTGTAAAATAGCAATAAAACAAGAAAAAGACCTTGACAACAAAACCCTTATACTCCCAAGTGAATTGCTAAAGATTAATGAGGAGTTGAAAAAAGCCAACGAGCAAATGTTTTCTCATATGCAATACTATATGGAATATTGCAAATCAAATGAATATGTTACACCTCAAGATTGGTTTAACAATCACAAACATTATTAATCCAAATAAAAAACAAAATGGATAAGACAAACGACGAATTAATAGCAACTATTACGGTAAATGAATCAAATTTTAACCACATAGCTAAAACAGGAAAAATTAACGGTTCGCTTTTACAAGATATTAGACGAATATTAGACGAAAAAGCACAACCGATAAAAGAACGTAAATGTCATATTCAACAAAAACTTGACGAGGCAAATGAATTGCTTTATGAAAATGGCATCAAAGAACGCCCTTATCGAATTGAACATCGTGGAGCATAGCGGTTTATTAAATATTAAGTATAACAAAACTAAAACACAGAAATTATGAAAAACGGAAATGGATATTCAGAACGCGAACTAGAATTAAAACTAAAAGAACAACATAAAAAAACTAGACATAACGCTATTGATTTAGTCCAAACACTTGCTGAAAAATATGAAAATAAAATTTCTGATAGTTCAGTGCAAGTTGTAAATGATTTGCTAAATGAAATTATATCAGGAATTCACAACCTTAAACAATTTTAACTCTTAACTTATGAAAACACTAATTATCCTACTACTTACATCATTAACTTACTCACAAGAGTTAAATAATTAAATTATGGCAATTATATACTTGTGTAACCCATCAACGTTAATTTTCGCCCGATGCTAAAATACATCATTTTTTTTGGAAACACTAAAACGTTTTGACCAACAAGAAAAGCAGTCGGTCGGGGAGTGCTATTTAACCGTTTACTCAAACGTTTACAATTCGTTTGAGATATTAAGACTAAACACTATTAGCGATGGTTAGTTTGCAACATTGCACAGTTCGATAAGTTCGCTAATTGTAATACAAAAATAGCCAATGAATATGTAAAAATAAGTAAAATAATCGTAACTTTCAAACACTTGAAACAAACAAAGAAAAATAAAATACAATTTTTTATTAAAATTATATACAACTTTAAATAAAAATTATATATTTGTAACTTATTAATCAATAAACTGAATAAGATGTTACAAGATTTACCTTCCGACAGCCTAAAAATAAAAAGAAGAGTAGCGACAGTAGATGAGTGCAAGAGGGACTTAGCTACACAACTACAGCAAATGTTTTTAGCTTTTTATGATGCACTTCGTATGTTCGACACTGAAATTAGTCAAACTCCACCCGAATCGCGAGCAAGGGCATTTGAGGCGTCGCTTTTGAATTCCAAAATGATACAGTCTATTCAAAAGCATTTTCCAACAAATTGGAAGTTTGGTAAATACAAACGGTTTTTGCTTAACCTACAAGGCTACACCATACTTTTTAAGAAATTGAACGGAAAGAATAAGCCTATGAACGTTAAGACTTCACTTTCAACAGCAATACAAAATCAACATCAAGTATCTTTATTTGAGGGCGCACATATTTCAATCGAACCGATTTTGATATTTGGATATAGAAAGAATATCGTAGGAAAGATTCACGATCCAAAATTAGTATATATTGATGAGAACGAGGTGCGGTGGACGATTACTGAAAATTCTATTGAAAATGACGAAAACGGAATAATTACTATAAACAAACCTATTTTGCCAATCACAACAATAGAAAAAGCAAAACCAACACTAAAGCCTACAGCCAAAGAGAAAAAGGCTTCAAATGACAGTGAATAAATACATAATTTAACAACCTACCTAATCCCACAAAGATGAAAATTAATTACAGACAGTTAACATTTGCACGTGAGTATAGAGGCTATTCTCAAAGTGATTTAGCTTCTAAAATTGACGGTTTATCACAGCCAAATTTATCAAAATACGAGAAAGGCTTTAGTACTTTATCTGATGAAATGGTTGTGAAGATTGTTGAATATTTGGGATTCCCGAAAGAATGGCTATCCCTTGATGTTTTGAATTTGCCTCAAAACGCCAATTACAGAAAAAGGGCTACTATAAACAAGAAAGTAAAAACTGAAATTGAGTATGATAATAGAATGATTGGATTTTTAGTTGACCAATTATCTGATTCAATAGATTGGCCTGACTTTACACATATACCTTTAAATATAGAAGACGGATATACTCCAAAAGAAGTAGCAAGATTCGCAAGGAAAGCTTTAGGTTTAAAACCTTCCGAGCCTATTGTTGATGTTTTTACGCTTTTAGAAAATAAAGGGATAGTAATTATTGAAATTAATGCAAATGAGAAATTTGATGGAGTTTCTTTTTTAACCGACAAAGGCACTCCAATAATAATTGTAAATAAATCATTTCCTAATTGCAGAAAGCGCAGAACTGTTATTCACGAATACGGTCATATATTGCTCCACAATTATTTTCCAATTCCTTCTCAAAGAGGGGAGAAAGAAAAAGAATGGGAAGCTGACGAGTTTACAAATGAATTCTTAATGCCCGAGGACTTTATTATAAACTCGCTTCGAGGTCTTAGAATTGCCGATTTAGTAGAACTAAAAAAGTATTGGCTAACTTCAATAGCTTCTATTGTAAGGAGAGCGAAAGATTTAGGCTGTATTTCTGATGAAAGGTACACCTATTTTAATATTGAATTAAGCCGTAGCGGTATGAAAAAAAATGAGGGTGTAAATGTTTACATTGACCAACCAAGTTTGTTTACGGAAGCATACAAAATTCATAAAAACGAAATAGGATATAGTGATATAGATTTATGTAAGGCTTTTTTAGTGCCTAATGATACGATAGAGCGTTATTTTATCCCTAATAGATTGCGCATAGTCGCTTAATAAAAAGCACCCTTTAAAGGGTGCTATATTTTATCTGAAGTTCCCACATTAGAGGAACGGACAAGCGACTGGACTTCTCATTAGAGTTGGCGAATTGCCTAACAGTCGGACAAAAAGGGACGTTACAGCGTTCCTTTTTTCATTGTATAAAAACAAAGATACAACATTATTTTGTAAATATATCACGAAATAATTACAAAAATATTTGGTATTGTAAATATATCGCTGTATATTTACATCATCAAATAAGAGATATTATGAAAACCGCTAAAGATTTAAGAGATTTCGACAGTTTATTCCAACTTCTTGACTACTTCACAACAGAAGAAATATGCGAGCAACATTTAGCGGTTATCCGTTGGAATGGAGAGACTACTTGTCCTTATTGCGAAAGCACTAAAGTAAACGCTCTTAAAGGTAAAACACAACGTTACAAATGTTACGGTTGTAGAAAACAGTTTGGGGTAAAAGTTGGAACTATTTTTCATAAATCTCCTTTATCTTTAAGAAAATGGTTTGTTGCAATCTATTTGGTTACTGCTCATAAAAAAGGAATTTCATCTTGTCAATTAGCTAGAGATTTGAAAATTACTCAAAAAACGGCTTGGTTTGTATTACAACGTATCAGAGAAACTTACAATGTTAAAGCTGAAAAATTCACTAATACAGTTGAGATTGACGAAACTTACATTGGTGGTAAAGAGAAAAACAAACACGCTAATAAAAGAAGTGAGGGTTCGCAAGGTGGTTCGGGTAAAACTCCCGTTCTTGGTATCTTAGAGCGTGATGGTAAAGTTTACGCTATTCCCGTTAAAAATAGACAAGCAAAAACTATCGTTCCTATTATGGTAGATACCGTAGAATCGGGTGCTACTGTTTATACTGACGAGTTCAGAGGGTATATTTCATTACAGAAAAACTACTCTCACGATTTCGTATGCCACAAAGCAAACCAATACGTTTCGGGAAGTGTTCACACTAACGGAATTGAAAACTTTTGGTCTTTACTAAAAAGAGGTTTAGATGGAATTTATCACCAAGTAAGCGACCAACATTTACATAGATACGTGAACGAATTTACATTTAGATTTAACAATAGAAATTTATCTGAGGGAAGCAAATTTGATGTAGCTTTGGCAAACGGAACTAATACAAGACTAGATTATAAAACCTTAATCAATGGATAAGAAAAAGAAAGATGAACATATCCCACGCCCGAAAGAGGACGTTAAAATCGACAAAACAGAGCCAAAATTCAATGAGGCTCTTTCGTCGTTTGTGAAAGCTACAACCAAAAAGCCTAAATCAAATGACGATACAAGCACTAAGTAAGCTATACACGGCTAATTTGGATAATGAAGTGGTAATGTTTGCCACGAACTTAAAAGACTTTGTAGAAAGCCTTAAAACGCTTGAGCCTAATGCAAAAGTCAGAAATTATGCTTACTATCGTCGGGAGTTTATGAAAACGTCTATGATATCATTAATTGTAAGTGATACTAAAGTTTATAATTTGCAAGAGGTGTTTAATCGAGAATAAAAAAAGCCCTCTAAAATTAGAGGGCATATCTTGAAGTTTTAAATATTCTTGTAAGTTTTATCTTGAAATAGTATGTAATAATAAAATTTTCTCTTGTTTCTAAATTATATTTTAGTTTAAATTCTTGTACAAAGATAAATATCTTTTTTTGTAAAAAACAAATTTTATGCCAAAATTATGCTTTTAACCATTCATCATCAGGTTTAGCGATTAATCTTGCATTGTTTATTCCCATGTCTAATGTCAAGCAAGTAGACGCTCTGTAAATCTCATTTTCTTTCTCTATAACTAAAGCCAAGTCAGCTTTAGATTTAGCTATTAAGCATAAAGGTATTAATAATTGAAGTTTACAAATCAAAATTAAGAGATAGTTATATCAATGCTAAAGACTGCACAACTGAGTACAAACCAGCTCAATTAAAATTTTAAATTCCCAACCACTTTAACGAGTGGTTTTTTATATTAAATAAATTTGTATATTTGTTGTAAAGAATAATTTATTATGGCTTACACGCAAGAGAAAAAAGATGAATGGTTCGATTATATCGTTTCAGAAATTGAAAGCGGTAAATCGCTTATTTCAGCACTTAGAACAAACGGAGCGCCAAGTACTTCAACTTTCTATATTTGGCTAGAAGAAAAAGACCAAGATGGAGTTAAAACTTTAGAAGCAGAAGAAAAATCGAAAAGATACGCGTGCGCGTGCGAGGCAAGAGAGTTGATGATGCTAGATGAAATACTTACAATTGCTGACGACCAAGAGGATGATGTTATTATCGATGGAGATAAAGAATATACAAATCACAACGTTATTCAAAGAAGTAAGGTAAGAATTGAAGCACGTCAATGGGTTTTAGGAAAATTAAGACCTGAGAAGTACGGAAACAAAGTTGACTTAACGAGTGGCGGAGAAAAAATACAAACTATCACGCCAATTTTCGGAACAAACCCGTTAGATGAAGTTTAGCTATGGATTTCGTATATAAGCCAACAACGGCTTTCTGGAAAATAAGTAACCTTATAAAAAACGGATTAGCTAAATTCAAAGACAACCAACAAAAAGTATTTGTTATTCAAGGCGGTCAAGGAGCAGGAAAAACCATTTCTATACTTCAAATAATTATTGATTATGTTCAAAGGAATAAATCCGAAATTACAATATGTTCTGCAGAACTTTCAAAACTTAAAGACACGGCTTTAAACGACTTTATAAAAATACTTCAAGACTACAACCTTTTCGACCAAAAAAAATACAATAAAGCAGAAACTTTATACACTTATTCTGCTGGTCATTTCGTTGAGTTTTTAGGGTTAGACAAAAAAGACGTTGGAAAAGGACGTAGACGTAAAATCGTTTATATAAACGAGGCAAACAAAACAACACTACAACAATATACCGATATTACCGCAAGAGCCGATTTAGTTATTATCGATTATAACCCTGATGGATATTTTTACGGGCACGATTTAATTACTGATTTTAACTTTATTAATCTTACTTACTTAGATAACGAATATTTATCAAAAAATGAGATTAGAAATATATTAGCGTACTACGAAAAAGGTTATGATTCAGACGGTAATATTAAAAATCAATTTTGGGCGAATAAATGGCGTGTATATGGATTGGGTGAAGTTGGAAGCGTTGAAGGTAGAGTATTCTTAGATTGGAAACGCAACACTTATCCTGACTTCTTAAAACTACCTTTAAAATCAGTATTCGGAGTGGATTGGGGTAAAAATCATAAATTCGGAATAGTTGAATGTAAGTACGACGCTTACACAAACACTTTTTACTGTCATCAAAGGAACTATTTTAGTGAGAATGAGTTATTAGCTAAGTTAACGCCTTTAGAACTCGCAAACATCAACAATGAGGGCGGAATAATTATTCACACTTTTAGAAAGTTAGGCATCCCCTACGATGCTGATATAGTTTGCGATAGTGCCGTTCCTGACAATATACTCTTACTTAGGGATTACGGTTGGGAGTATGCAATAGGTATTGATAAACCTAAAGGCTCGGTTATGGCTGGTATAACCTTACTACAATCAACTAACGTTGTCTATACAGATGTAAGCGATGGAATTGACTTAGAATTTAAAAACTATTCATACGCAAATGATAGGCTTGGTGTTGTTGACGATGAAGTTATAAAAGCGTTTGACGATATTATTGATCCGATGCGCTATGTACGTCGATACGTAGAAAACAGCTAACGTATACAAAACCTAATTATTTTGTAAACAAAACTACATTTCACTTAGTTATGTAAACAAAACTTTTTATCTTTGTTTGAACTTAAATTTAAACATTATGAAAACGAAATACATTGAAATAAACAAAGAAGCTAGAGTTAAAATTAAATACGAATCTTTTTATAATTGGTTTGAATTACAATTACAAGTCAAGCATTGGTTTTGGGGTTTTATTGATTCTCCTTATTATAAAATATATGTAAGCGAATCAGAAGAAGGAGAAAGAGAACAATATTTCGGCTTAACTAGCGGCAACGAACATATTATTTACCCTAAAGATAAATTAGATTTTAAAAAAGTAGCTTTTAGTCTTTATGAAAAAAGATTAAAAAGCATAGCTGATAGAGAGGCACAAAAACAATTAATCAATAAACTATGAGACCACTAAAATACAACGAACCAACAACGCTACTTTCAAAGCGTGTTCCTACTTCAAAGAAAGCGGAATTGATTAAATTGATTGATGATTATTTGAGCAAACCGTGTAGGTGTGTAATTGAAGAGCTTTCTAATGGAGTTAAATTTGTGGTATCTAAAGATGAAAATTGCAAAGAAAACCACGTAGATGTAGAAAATATTACTGAGCTAGAAGCAATGATGAAAGATGTTAAGAATTATAATTTTACGCCTCCTAAAATAAATCATTGCAATTGCAAACTAGAGAACAATATCTTTTTCAAATCCAAAGGTTGTAAATTAAGTAAAGAAGAACATAAATTTTAAGAGTATGGAAAATAAACTTAATTTAGAAGTTGGTAAATCTTACAAGTTAAGACTACCACGTTTTAGCAACGAGGCTAAAGCTCATATTGATTATATTTTAGAAGACAAAGCTTATAAAGATTCGTGTTTAGTTGTGTATAGAGTTTGGCTAAAACATAAAAAATGGTGGCATAACGACATGGCTCCAATGTGGGAATTAGAAATATACAATAAAGAGCTTATTAAAAAATAATCCAACAATTAATACACAATATAAATAAATTCATTATATTTGTTCAAAATATTAAGCTATGTGAAGACGCATAGTACCGTTTAGAATGATAAAACAACACATTTTAAAGCTAAATGCCTTAACTGATATTAATTCGGTTAGGGCTTTTTTACGTTTATATGGGATTTAATTTCAACATTGGATATAGTAGTAATTCATTACCTAACTACTTCGAAAGAGATAGTTCGGGAAATTGGTTCTATTCTATTTTAGATAGCTTTAACGGAACGAAAAGAAAGGGCTTTAAAAGCGAGCAAAACAAATTAGATACAATTTTAAGTAATCCAGCTATTTTGAAAGTTTGGTGCTTTCTAGCCGATACATATAGCCAAGTTAAGATTGACCAATATAAAAACGATGTATTAGTCGAAAAGGATTTTTTATACAGTTACAAGAAAACGCCTAACGATTGGCAAACTTGGACTGACTTATTTTGGGAGCATCGTTTTTGGTTAGCTGGAGGTAATGCTTATTTATACGTTGAAGCTAACACTTGGTATTATTTACGTCCTAGTGGTTTAGACTTCACAACAAAACAAATTAATGAATTTAGTCAAATATCGTTCAGTGGTAAGTATAAAAAAGATATTACAAGCCAAACGTTTAAATATAAAAATGAAAACGGAGTAGTTCAAGTTCTTAAATTTTCAAACTTACATATTTTTACTGATATGTCAGGCGGTGTAAGCGGTAATTGGTTAAAAGGAAACAGCCGTTTAGATGCGCTCTATCAAATAGCAATCAATTCACAATTAGCACTACAAAGTAAAGGAACTAATTTAAAGTACACAGAAAAGTTTTTAGTTAGTGGTCAACACGATGTAAAAGATACTGCTAGTAGACCGATGGGTGATACTGAAAAAGATAGTATTGAAATGTCTTTAGAGAAAGGTCGTAAAATCAACGCTACTAAGTCAAAAGTTGATATGCAACAAATGGTATCAAATATTAAAACGCTTGCTTTAGACGAAGCCTATGAAAGCGATTTGATTAAAGTAGCGAATATGTACGGTATTCCAAAAGATGTAATCGATATTTTAGCTAAAGGAAGTACTTATGAAAACCAAGAGAAGTCTTTAGGTAAGTTTATAAATTATAACGAAATGCCAAAGGTTCAGCAAATGACCGATACGTACGAGGTTATTTTAGATGAACAAGATTTAAGAGGCTCTTTTAAACACTTACCGTTTAACTCAGTATTTGAAGTTGATAAAATTAATAATCGTAAAGTTGAGTTAGAAAGTTTACAAGTGGCAGTTGCTTTGGGATTAGATGCAAAGGTAGTAGAAACTAAATTAAAGCAAATTTATGAGTATTGATGAAATAAATAAGATGCTAGAAGATAAAACCATTAGCGATAAGTTAAGGGCATCACTCGAAAAAAGAAAAGAAATTTTATTAAACGATAAAACCGTTTGCAAATGATTTACTGTAAAGAACTAAACAAGCAATTCGATAATAAAGAAGATTTATTTAAAGCGTTATTTGATAATGAAAAAGTTATTATTGACGCTAAGAAGTCTGAAATATATAAGTCGATTGATAAAGGATTGGAAGTTATATCGCTTCAATCTGAAATACAAAAAGTATTTGATTCTGAATCTAACAAAGGATTGAAATTCGATAATGATTATTATTATTTTGTAGTTAATAGCGCAAATATTTTAGATAGCCACGATGATATGCACGCCGATGGTAATTGGAACAAATCAGTAAAAGACCAGCAAGGGAAATGTTATTTAGTTTTCGACCATCAATTAAAGAGAACTGAAATTATAGCAATGGCAAAAGACATCGAAATGTTAACAGCTAAAGTTCCTTTCTCATTGTTAGGTAAAAAATACGAGGGAGAAACTTATTCTTTAATTTATAAAGTTGCTAAAGACAAAATTATAAATAAAGAGGCTAAAGAATGGCTGGAGAAAGATTATGATTTACAAGCTAGTGTAAGAATGCAGTATGTAAAAGTTGAGAGTGCTTGGAATACAAATAATAAAGATTACGCTAAACAAAAAGAAACATACGACACATATTTTCCTTTGATAGCTAATAAAGACGAAAAAGAAGAGATAAATTACTTTTGGGTGGTAAAAGAGGCAAAAAACGTAATGGAGAGTTCATTGGTTTTGTTTGGCTCGAATAGTGCTACTGGAAGAGTTGACAATAAAGAAGAGCAGTTAAATGACACTCTTGAGAATAAAAGCGAGCAGTCTAACGACACTCAAGAGGAAGTAATTCCAACAGAAAAAAGAAAATTAAGTATCATTTAAACATTAAAAATTATGTTTGTTAAAAAAACAAGTGCAGAATTAGAGGCAATGACTACTGAACAAGTAGACACCTACAAAGCACAATTAGAAGCGCATAATGAGGCGCAAACAAAAGCCGTTATTGATGCGGAAGTAAAAGCACAAGTTGAAGCCGTAAAAGCAACACTTAAAACGGAATTTAAAGCAGAAGTTACTGACGAAGTAGCAAAACAGCTATTAGACGCTAACAAAGGCGGGGAAACTGCAAACGACACGGATGTAGTTAAGTTCTTTAAAGAATCAGTTGAAACTTACAAAGAAAACGAAAATGACAAACGTTACAATGCAACAACAGTTGTAAAAGCCGCCGCTTTAATGACCACTGCAAACGTTACGCCAAACGTAACTAACGGTTTCAGTCCTTTATTCGGAAACTACATTGATACGGAAATTGGTTCAACGCCAAAACCTGACCTTTGTATTTTACCTTTGATTACAATTAAAAATCAGCCAGGCACAGAATCAATTTGGCACGTATCAAGAGTAAACGAAGAAGGAGACGCTGAATTTATTGCAGAGGGTGCATTGAAGCCATTAGCTGACGCTGAATGGGCTACAGTTAAAGAACCAGTTAAAGAGGTTGCAGTACGTTGGAAGTTCACAAAAAGATTAATGAATCACGCACCAAGTGTTGTAGTTGACTTTGCTGAACACGCCAACGAATTGATGGAACAAACAATGGACGATGGTGCATTAACGGGTAACGGAACGGGCAATAACTTAGAAGGTATTACTGCAACGGGCGTTGCGTCTGCTTTTGTTGTTCCAACACAACTAGCCGAGTATTATGCTGACGCTAACATTTTCGATGTTATTATGGCAGTAGCTACACAAGTTCGTTTAGCTAACTTCAAAGGTCAACTTACTGCGGTATTAAATACTGTTTGGGAAGCTAAAATGAAAGGTATCAAAAATTCACAAGGCGATTATATCGTACCACCTTTCGTTTCTCCTGATGGAACAATGGTTGGAAGTGTAAGAGTTGTATTTAACAACAAATTCCCTGACACACATATCTTAGTTGGTGATTTGAAAAAATTCAACTTAGTAATGGCAGAAGATGTAACTTACGACGAGGGTTACGAAAACGACGATTTCTCTAAAAACTTAGTTTCTAAAAAATTAGAAGCGTTTATGGGAACGTATATCAAAGCTGGCGATGCTGGTTCAATCGTTTACGATGCAATTGCTGATATTTTAACTGATATTGAAGTACCAGTAGTTTAATTGAGTATTAATTTAAATTTATAAAAATGGCAAAAGAGACAAACAAGTCCGAAGTAGCAACCTTCTCAAGTAAGGCAATGTTATTAGAAAACGCTAAAGCGGGAACAAAAATTTTCTACAAAGACCGATTAACGGTTGAAATAGTGAAAGAAACAAAACACTACAAAGTAGGAATGATTGTAAGTCCGCATAAAGTTAAAGGCGAGGCACTCATTAAACAAGGTATCGCAAAAGAATATAAAGAAACGAAAAAATAAATTCAAATGTACTTAATAAACGAGGCTAATTTCACAAGGGAGTTATCAGTTCCAAACCTTTCAAGTTCTCAAAGCGGAAACGCTGAAAGACTTGCTTTGTATGGAGACGAAAAGCCTCGTTTGTTATTACAAATGAGTTTAGGAAACGTTTTATTTTCTCAATTAGATTCACAAGTTACTGACGGCGTATTAAATGTTAGTGCTGACCAAAAGTGGAAAGATTTGGTTAATGGAGTTACGTATGACGGTAAAGTTTGGAAAGGTTTGAATTACACAGAGGGAAGTTTTCAAGTTTCTCTTTTAGCTTATTATACTTTTTGGATGTGGCTTAACGATAACGTTACTACAATTGGTAGCGGTGGCGAGGTTCAAATTCAAAGTAAAAACGCTAACAATGTAAACCCCACAAGCACCCAAGTACAAATTTGGAATAAGTTTATTGAATTGTATCAAGGATCGCCTTATAATTATTGTTTTCCGAACGTGAGTTATTTAAACGGTGCTACTTTTGTAGATTACTACAATGGAGGTATTAATAGTAACTACGTTTCGTTATTACAGTTTTTAAAAGACAATCCAACAAACTATCCAAGCCCTCAACTATTTACTTTCGATAATTCGAGTAATTCAAATTCTTTAGGATTATGATAATTGCCAACGCTTTAAAAAGGTTGTTTTCAGGACTTACTGCTGATGTAGTTTTATTAGGTGTTTCAAAGCCTGATACTACTATTAAATATTGGTACGGAGACCAAAAAGAACTAATAGCATGGATTACAAATCAAAATACTAGAAGTACACCTGAGAAATACCCTTTAGTTTGGTATGTTTTAGGAGAATATACAGAGTTTCAAGGTTGGTATAGCACGAATGCAAGGTTAGTAATTATGCAAGACACTAGAGTAGCCGAATTAAATGATTGGCGTAATAGTAACAGTTATGAGGGTATTTTAGAGCCAGTTTGGGCGGTTGTTAAGAGTAAACTAACTAAAGAGATTTTCGTTGATATAGTTAGTCAAGAAATGGCAGACCAATTCAAGTTGAGAACGATTCCTAATTATGGTGTAGAACCCTCAAACACTTTAAATGGTTCAAATCCAACTAAAGAAAAAAGCGTTAATATCGACTTGGTAGATTGTTTAGTAGTAGATTTTAAATTGAGAATAAAAGCAAATTGTATTAATTAAATAAAAAAAAATAAAAAAATGGCAATATTAGATTATCAGTATGGGGATTGTGTAGTAAACGCAATCGGTACAGGTTCAGGTCAATGCGAGTTAGCTAATTTTGGCGACTTTGTAGGTGCTGGACTTTTAAACAAGGGTACAAAAATTGTAAAAGCAACCGTTACAAACTTTGCAACGGAATTAACGGATTTAATCAAAGCACGTTCTTTACACCAATTCGTTAACTTTTATGATTTTACACAAGACACACCTGACAACGAAATTAATACTTCTACGTTAGGTATTATGCAAAATGTAAGAGACGGTAAACCATACTTCGGAATGGTGTTTACTAAAAACTCTTACTTTCATCAAAAAGCTTGGAAGTACAAATCACAAAACAAATACGATGCATTTTTGTATTTCACTAAAGGGGTTTTGATGTGGAACAACGTTGATGGAACTGAATTAAAAGGCGGTTCTTTGTCAATGGTTGATGTATCAACTAAGAAATTCGCACAAGGTACAGATTTAGAGCAAACAGTAATGCGAGTTCAATTTGACCAACCCGAAGAGTTCAACAATAGATACGTATTCTTTACGTATGAGGAGTTAGGAATCGATTTAAACCAAGTTGATGGAGTAATTGACGTTGATGTAAATGTAACTACTCCCGTAACGGCTGGAACAACTTTCTCTTTGTATGTTTCAAACAAATACAACGGTCAAGAGCGTTTCAATTCTGTTGATGCAACTGCTAATTGGTTGCTTGGTGGAGTTCAAGCAAGTTCAACAACTATTTCAAGCGTTACTTACAACGCTACAACTGACAAATTAGTTTTTGTAGTTACACCAGCGTTGATAGCAACAGACACAATCGCTCCAAAATTACGTGATGGTGCTTATAGTGTTGCTGAGGATTCAAACGGAAATTTATTGGCTGGTCAATCGCCAATTGTAACTGTGGCGTAATAAAATAAAGATTGCATAATTAAGATAAAGCAATCAATGTATTTTGGTTGCTTTATTTTTAAAAAAAAGTTATGGATTACTTAAACCCGATAATTAACAAAATCAAACCTGAACAGTCGGGATTAAAACGTTATTTTGGTCAATTAGTAATATTAAATTCTCCAACTATTATAAACGATGTTAAAAGACGTTGGTTGTATGGAAAATCGGTTAACGGTGGAATTATTGGAGAGTATGCAAGTGAAGAGTACCGATTATTTAAAATGGGATTAAACCCACTAGCAAACGGAAACGTTGATTTAATGCTTTACGGTGGCTTAAGTGGAGATATGCAAGTCAAACTTATTGGAGATACAAAGTTTGAAATATTTTCAACAGACCAAAAATATCAGAAAATCGGTAGAAAGTACGGTTTTGAGGAATTTGGATTAACAGAAGAAGAAAGTTACGAACTTTTTAAAGAGTTGCAAGTATTCGCTTTAGAAAGTATTTTCAATAAAATATATAAAAATTAGTATTATGGGATGTTTTACGTGTGGCGAAAGCTTAGATAATAACGAATTAGCTTCTTTGCGTCGATTTAAAGACGATTTTAATAAAAAAGGCATTGTTAGATACGCATACAGATTAAGTACAAAATCGCCTCTTATGTTCGTTAGAGAAGATGATTTTGAAATTGTGTTCAAAAGAGATATTAAACCAAAGTTAAAAAAGGGAGCTGAATATTGCCACGTTAACGAATTTCAACTATGAATTTAATAAAAAGCAACGACGAACTTAAACTATTTACGTTTTGGGACATAACCGAGAACGGAAATTACTTTTTGTTAGACAAAGATTATACTGAAACAGTAAAGTATACGTCTGAACAAACCGACGTTGTTTATAATCTTTGGTTGAAGTTGTGGGATGAATATTTCGAAATGGAAAATTCGTCTAAAAACAGAAATTATCTTTTACGAACTAAGCAACAAATGGCGTTATTGCACAAGATAAATACTATTTTTAACATTGTTGAGACGCTTATTTATTTGTATGAAAACAAAGATGTACTTTCAAAAGAAGATTACACAAGGCACGAACAAAAGTTTTATTCAATTGTAAAATTAATCGCTCCAAATTTCAAACCGTTGTATTTTGATGGAATACCCAGAAATTTAGAATTGATTGATAGTTTATTGAGAGGTTTAGAAACTACTTATAAAATCAAGTATAAAGCTGATGAAGTTAAGAACGAAAAATCTAAACAAAATCGTTATAGAGAAATTGTTCAAGTAAGTAAGGTTTTAATGATGCGATTGGACGCTAAAGAAATAAGCGTTAACGAATGGCTAGGATATAAGCAAGAAGCAAAAGATATTGTTGAATCAATGAAAAATACTAAAAATGGCAAATAATAATGTACAAGACTTTGGAAGTGCAGTTGCAGAGGTTAATACCATTTTAGAAAAGCACACGGTAGATTTAGAAAAAAGTGCAACCGCATTAAGTAAATATAATGCCGAATTAAAAGTATTGCCTAGCGGTTATTTGAATACTCAAAAACAAATAGCAAATGAGCAAAAACAACAAACAAAAAACATATCAGACTTACAAGCTAAATTGCAAAAAGCAAACGAGATAGCACAACGAGAAATTGAAAAAACACGATTAGCAGAAATAAAATTATCTCAAGCAAGAGAAAAAGCTTTTGATAATTACGAAAAGAAATTACAAAAAGAAGAAGCTGGATTAGCTAAACTAGAAGGCGCTTACCAAAGATACCAAAACAGCGTAAATGTTCTAACTAATACGTATAAAAACCTAGCTATTAGAAAAGAACTTGGAGGTACTTTAAACGCGAAAGAAGAGGCTCAATTACTTTCTATAACAAATAGATTAAACCAATATCAAAACGCCCTTAAAAAAGTAGATGCTCAAATAGGCAACCATCAAAGAGAGGTTGGTAATTATGCTAAAGCAAATAGCAATTTATCTAACTCAATAGGTCAAATTAGCCGAGAACTACCAAATTTTGGACAGTCTTTTTCAATTGGAGTGCTTTCGCTAACCAATAATGTTGGAGCATTAATTGACGGTATTAAACAAGTAAAAGAGCAAAATAACGAACTTCAATCACAAGGTAAGCAAACGAAAAGCGTGTTTTCTCAGATATTAAGCAGTGTATTGTCTTGGCAAACTGCTTTATTTATTGGAATAGGTATATTTTCGGCATACTCAAAAGAAATTAGCGGTTTTATTTCTGATTTATTTTCAGCTAATGATGCAATAAAAGCCAACGAACGAGCGATTATTGACGCTTATGAGGCTAGAAAAAGATTTGAATTTGCTTCTGCCGATGCGACTAAACAAACTAGAAAAGAAATTGATGATTATCTAAACTTAACTAGCGTAATAAAAGACAATACAAAGTCAAAAGAAGAGCGATTAAACGCAGTTAAAAGATACAAGGACGCTTATCCAGGGTATTTAAAAAACTTCTCAGATGAACAAATTTTAGCATATCAAAGCGGTAAAGCAAATAAGGAGCTTTCAAAAACTATTAATCAATTAGCCGCCGATATTACAAAGAGAAATCTTGCTCAATCACAAGCGAATGAATCTAGTAAAACGTTTTCGGATTTAACAGATTTAAAAGCAGAATTTAAATACAGAGAATCGATAAATCAACAAATAAATAGCAGTAATTTTTCAACTAGGGAGTTGTACAAAAAAAGAGCAAAAGAAAGAGTAGAGATAGTTAACGATAGCGAAGATTTTGTCGAAAAATTTGGCAAGGCTACAATTAACGAATTAGGAGCTTATGACCTACAAGAAATTAACAATCTTAAAATAAGATACAACGCATTAGTTAACGAGTTTAATAAAGAAAGAGACACGGTTAATAAATCATTAGTTGAAACGTCTTTACTAGACTTTAAACCTGATGAAAAGAAAGATAATAAATTAAAAAGAGAAAAAGTACGTCTTAATTTCGAAGAAATTGAAAGTGAATATAATTTAAAGCTTGCAATTTTAGAACGTCAAAAAGCAGAGGCAAATGACAGGGCAACAAATGAACAATCATTACTCGATGATAGGTTAAAAGCACGAAAAGAATTTAGCGAAAAATCAATTGAAATATTAAACTTAGAAGTTCAGAAAGAAAAAGCTTTGTTTAATGAGAAAATGGTTGATGATTTAGAAAAAAATAATGTAGCGTATAAAAACAAAGATATAACGGCTAAAGAATGGGCTAAAAACATCGTTGCTATCAATAAAAGATATAACAACGAAATCGCAACCGTTGATATGGCGTTTTCTTTAAAATGGAACGACCTATTAAATGCTGATGCTGATTTTTACTATAAAATTCAAGAAGAAAAAAGAGCTTTCACTGAAAAAACAAACGATTTAATATTACAAAACGAAAAAGATAAAAACAAAAAGATAGCCGATAACCAAGTGTCAGGTGTTAAATTTACTTTAGCAGTTAGACAGAAGGCTTTCGAAGAGTTTATAAGACTATCAAAAAAGGAATTAGACATAGCTAAGGCAAAAGAATTGGCAAACGCTAAATCTAATGAGGAAGTTATTTTTATTACTGAAAAATACGCTAAATTAATTGAACAACTAGGGTTAATACCAAGCGAAACACAAAAAGCACAAGAAGCAACAGAGGCTTATATTAGAAGCTTAGGCAATGGCGCAATATCTAAAGCGTTTGACGAAATTGGTTTTTCAAGTGCTAAAATGTTTTTAGATATTGACGAAAACGGACAAAGTACATTTGATAAGCTTTACGAAGGAGCTAATGAACTTGGAGAAAAATTTGCTTTAGTATTTCAATCTATCGGCGATATCGCTCAAGAAGTCTTCGCTAAAATGGCTGAGGCTTCAACTGAAAGGCTAAACAAAGAAATTTCTAATTTGACAATGGAGCGTGATGTTGCTTTAGTTTACGCTGGAGAAAATGTAGCTGGACGTGAAGAAATTAACCGACAATTTGAAGCTAGAAAAAAACAAGCTGAAATTAGAGATTTTGAACGTAAGAAAAAGATAGCTAAGGCAAATGTATTGATTGATACTGCGCAAGCTATTATATCGCTTTACGCTGAGAACAACTGGGTTACTGCGACTATTTTAGGAGGTATTTTAACGGGCGTTTCATTATATCAAATGGCGCAAATCGATAAACAACAACCTCCAGCATACGAACACGGAACAGACAACCACATTGGAGGTTTAATGAAAATCAACGACCAAAAGGGGAGTAACTACAAAGAAATTGTACAAACCCCTGATGGTAAGATGAGAATGTTTAACGAGCGAAATAAAGTATTAAATGCGCCGAAAGGCACGAAAGTGTTTACCGCTTCTGAATCAGCTTTAATGTTCGACAACGGACTTAACAATATGCTTTTAAGCAACGGTATATCAATGCCTAAAGTTGAGGTAAATAATAACGGAGCATTAACCGATAGCCAAGTTAATGCTATTGTAGGAGCGATTAAAAACAAAGAAACAACGAATATCAATATTGATAAAAGCGGTTTAAATACGTTTGTTAGAGACGGACACACAACAAAACAAATAGTAAACAATCGAGTTCGTGGAATCGGTAAAAAAGTATAAATGAATAAAAATAAAATCACTATCTTTGTATGTCAGAAGTCGGAAGCTGATGTTAAAATATAAATTTAAAGATATGTGAGTACCATCCGACTATGGGAAAGCATATCTTTTTTTTAATTATGGAAGTTTTTATAGATGTTTTAGATTACGAGGGTTTTTATCAAGTAAGTAATTTAGGTAATGTTAAAAGTTTAGAAAGAGAAGTTAATCATCCAAAAGGAGGTGTTTTATTAAAAAAAGAAAGAATATTAAAACCTTCAACAGATAAAAACGGATATAAAATAGTTGTTTTATGCAAAATAGGAGTAAGTAAAACATTTAAAATACATAGATTAGTTTGTTCTTCTTTTATTAAGAATTTAGAAAATAAACCTTGTGTAAATCATAAAAACGGAATAAAAAACGACAATAGAATTGAAAATTTAGAGTGGTGTACGGTTAAGGAAAATACAAAGCATTCATACTATTTTGGATTTCAAAAAGCTCCTAAAGGAGAAGAAAGTTGTCGTTGTAAATTAAAAAAAGAAGATGTATTAAATATAAGAAAAAGCAGTCTTAAAAACTCGGAGTTATCCAAGATTTACAATATTAGCGCTTCAAATATTTACTGCATAAGAGTAAAAAAGAGTTGGAAACACATATAACAATAAAAGTAAATGCCTACAAACCCACTTAATACTAATGAATTAGAGTTTTGGCTAAGATTTAACTCTCTTAATAATCCAAATTGGTATCAAATAAGTGAGCCTATCGGTTTTGACGCTTGTAAATTCGTAGTTGAACAAGAGCCTAATAGATTTGCACGTTCAATTAAATACGGTGCTATTGACAAATTACGATTTGTTGATACATTTGAGGGATTGGCTTCTGCTACTCAAACAATAAACCCACAAGGAGACCAAAGCAACCATTTAGATTACGGCTTGCAATGGCTACTTTACATATTTGGTAAATACGGATTTGAGTTAGACTTTGATTTTAAAATCACCATTAACGGTGTGGATTTTAAGGTTTACGGATTAGATGCAAACGATAAAGATATTACGGATGGTTATACATACTTTCAATGTAAATTAATCGATAATAGCAACGTAATGGACTACAAACGTCGTTACGATGATAAATTAAATATGTTTGCTGATAAAGGCGTATTTGGTCAAACTATTGCGCCTTTGAGTACGTTTAAATACTTAAAAAGAGCAACCGAAGTAAGTCAAACGAGCGATTTTAGCACGCCAAATAATCTTAATTTAAACGAGGTTCTTTATGGCTTAGACGCTTACGTTTACAACCCAGCTATACAGTCAAACACTTACGGAATACTTAATACCTTAAATTCGTTTGAGGTTTCTACTTACGATGGAGATACAAGCAATACCGTATTGACTAAACAATTAATTCAAGAGCGTGGAATTGTAAAAGCAAAAAGACGGATTGTAAACTTAAAAATCGACATTGTAGATTTAAACTTCTCCGCATTTATCAATAGTGGTTTATTTGCAAATCATCGTTTAAGAATTGCTTATGGCACAGAACCGTTAGACGATTGGACTACAATTGATTTATTTACAAGTTCGGCAACTTCTTTTATACTTACAAATCAAAACTATTCAGTAACTATTCCATTTTTAGAGATAGGACAAAAAGTTTGGTTATATTTTTCTACTACATCGCCAAGCGGGTTACCATCGCCAACGCCAATAACGAGTTTTAGCGTTTCAATTAGCAACTCGTTAAAGATAAATTTAAGCGCACAAGCCGTTTCTTTAGACACAGTAGTCCCAGCGGTTAGATTAGTTGATTTATACAAACAGTCAAATTTAATGTTTCGAAACTTACCATTTTTCGCTCCATTGTTGGATGTAGGAGGTAAGTATCATAATCAGGCTATTTTTAATAAATCAACAGTTAGTCAAAGAGTGGATAATATGTACACTACTTTTAAAGACCTTACAGATAATTTAATGGAATGTTGTCAGGACGTTGAGTTGTTAGAAAACGAAATGTTTATCAATGAGTTTGAAACATTTTATACTAATGATGAAATTGGAGTTTACACACAAGTTCCAAGCGAAGAAACAAGCATTGATATAAACGAAAGAACGGCAGTTAATCGTTTAGATTTTATGTATTCTAAATTTGCTCAAGACAGAGAATTGTTAGGAACAAATCAAAGCGTACACACTCAAAGTCAAAACCGAGTTCAAAACGATAAAGTCGAGAATAAAAAAGAGATTAAAGTTGACTTTGTACGTGACCCTTTAGAAATACAAAATATTGTAGATTTAGAGATTAGCAAACCTACAACTTCTACCGACAACGACGACACGTTGATGTTGGAAGAAATGACACAATTAGCCCCTAATAGTTTTGGAACGGTTGCTGGTGTGTTATTAATTAGAACGGTTAACGGTAGACTAGAGATATTAAACCGAGATAGTAGCGGAGATAGTGGCGATACGGTTATTAATTGGCTTACTTTAGGTTTTGGTGTTGGTTCGTCAATTCAAGTGTTAAACGGCAATAGCGCTGGTAATTACATTGTTTTTAGCGTTACTAATTCAGTACTTACTATAACGCCACAATTTGCACTCACGCCAATTCCTACTGCTGATTATTTCATATCGTTAAAGTACTTTTATAGCGGTGTACTTTGGCAAACACGAACAAATCAAGGTTTTAGTTTAATTAACGGAGTAGGTAATAAATTCGGCAATTTAAACTTCACAATCAAACGTAATTTAATGCGATGGTTTAAATATATCGCTTCGTTTGTTCAGTACAACCAAAAAGATATAATAAACACTTACTTTAAAAATAACGGTGCTTTACAAACGCAATTAACAACTGAAAGCACACCCGTAACAGAAGATGCTGATATTTTATTTAGTCAACTACCAACACCAATACTAACGGGTAAAATAATTAATATAACCGTTGTAAGCGATTGGCAAACTGAATTAGATTATTTGGCTAAATATGAATTACCGAACACAACTGGAATCGGAAGTTTGAGACGTAAAGGATTTGAAAGAGTTTTAGATTTAAAAGGAAATGTAATATTGGGTTATTGTCAGAATCGAGCTTTTAATATAGCTACAAACGAGTTAAATTTAACCTTAGAAGAAAAATATAGTCCTCAAATATTGAAAGTTGACGTTATTGGAAGTGATTTGTTTGTAAACGATGTACGATACAATTTAAGCGGTAACGCTAATTGGTTTGGAACACAAAATAATTTTATACAATTTTTTGATGTTGATAGCAAAGCAATTTGTAATTTATATGAATATAATTTTGTAAGTTTACAGTCAGTTATTTATCCGTCAATTAATGATTTAGTATTGGCTTTAAATGCTTTAATATAATGAATAGAGATTTTAGTTTTTTAAAGTTATATAAAAATGACTTTGCAAGTGCAAAGCGAGGCGACGACACCCCAATAGCCAAATTAAATTACAAGGGCTTTATTGCTCAACGTCCAAACGAATTATTCACTCAAATAACCAACTGTGAAACTGATATTGCTTTTGTTGGTGGGATTACTGTTGAATTAGTTGACCAATGCGAAAACGTAAAAGTAAATATTACATCAAACTTTTATTACATTGGTTTTATTGATAGGTTTGGCGTTCAGCAAATCGAATATACTTTCGGATTTATTGGAATTGATTTTTATTCAACACCTTTATTTTTAAGAATTACCGACAATACTAACGGTAATAAATGGTATTCTTATAACTTTTTAGTTACTTATCCTGAGTTATCGACACGTTTTGACTATTACGCTCCTAGTGAGATTAATAATATTTCGTATGATTTAGTAAGCTTTAAAGAGCAATCTATTAGAATAGTTAACTGTTACGACCACACACCCGTAAACGAAAAGAATTTAACGCAATACACTAAAATAAGCGGGAAGCAAACTAATTTCAGAAACATAACGACTTACAAACGAAAGTATTTAATCGATAACGTCGATATATTTATTAATGACCGATTGGACGCAATGTTTGATAGTCCATTTATTTACGTCGATGGTCAAAGAGTTACTGTTAGTGATTTTCAAGCAAGCGAAAGAGAGGGAGACACAAACTTTTTACCCGTTGAATTTACGATTAATCCACAAGGCGAAACTTTACCGTTTAGTTATGGTTTATACCAACCATTTGCTCCATTTGCAAGATTTGTGCCTAACAATTCTATTTTCACTTTAGCGGATTTTAATTCATTCATCCCTACTATCGGATTGTATTTAGATTTCAATAAAACACCGAATATTTTACCAACTTTCGAATATGAACTTTGGGAAAACAACGTTTTGGTTTTAACATCAAGTGCTTACTCAATAACAGGCGATAGATTATATTTTGACGATTTACAAACATTTACTTATGCTATTGCTGATTATTCAATAGTAATAAAACCAAACGGAGTAGGTAACGGTATTGAATTGTGGCAAGGCTATATAATCAACGAGTGGGTATTTAGTTTAGTTTCAGCACAATATGCAAGTTCAGATTACAACAACGATTATTTAATTTAATAAAAATATGGCAATAAAATCAACATTAATAGCAAACGTAAACGGTTTTTTAACCGCTTTGATAACTTTTACTAAGCATCGAAGTTCAATGCTTGAGGTTATAAACGAATTATACCCAACAAAAGTTCTTGATAGCAACACTTTAGAAACGTACACAACGAAAAACGGTTCGGTAATCACGTATAACATAGCTTTTGTAAAACAAGGACGTAGCGTTAGAATAAACGGAACTTATACAAATCCCTCAGCTACAACAACGCTACCAAACGGAACAAAGGTTTTCGATATTGATGTGAACGAATTTAGAGGCGATACAACGGGTTATTTAGGTATAAACGCTGATTATACGCCTTATCAAATAAATATTATAGGAGCGTTGCTTCCTTTGCAAAGTAGAGCCTTTTCAATAACTATTAATTCAGATTTATAATGATAACAACATTTGATTTAAACGAAAATAATACAGTTTTTTCAGAAAATATACTACCAAGTTTTTGCAATTTCGACAATGACGGTCAATTTGATTTTATTGTAACTAGCGGAACAGGAACAGTTGAACTACAATTAAATGCACCGACAGAAAACGCCAACTTAGTAAATCAAGGAAGTGGTTCTTTAAAGATAACAAATACAGATTATCAAAATACCGATTTAGTTTTTCAAAGTTCAGGCAATAAAGACGCTTTTAATCAAGAGGCTCCTTTAAATGATTTAATAAGTATTTGTTTACTTAAAGAGGGAACTACTCAAAATGTAAAATTAGAATTAGAAATTTATTACATATCTGCTTTATACGAAACAGTTGAGTTTGATTTGTCAAGCTATCCAAATGACCAATGGGTTAGATTAGGACAGACAAAAAATATGAATAGTGGAGAATATACGTTTAAATGGACATTAAAATCTGACGCTTCTGATGCGTCAAGTGTTTGTACTTTATATATTGATTGTTTTTGTATTCAAAGAATTAACAACGTAATAAACAATATAAATATTCCTTATTTACCAGCAAAACCAATAGTTATTTTTCACACTGAAACACTAGACTTTGGAAGTATTGCATCAAATCAAACTGCTGAACTAGATTTCACAATGACGGGTGCAAAAGTTGGAGATTTTATACAAATGGTTGTTCCTGTTGCAAGTTATTTAACGGGGTTAATTTACGGAATACCTGACGTTATTGCTGATGATACTGTTAAAGTTGTGGTTCACAATGCAACGGGTGGAGCGCAAAACCCAGCAAGCGGAGCGTTTAAATTTAAAATTGAAAGATAATGTTTGAGATAATCAAAAGAACTAGCGGATTTTGGCACTTATTTAACAACTCTTCTAAAGAGGTTAATGTAAGTGATTTTGAAGTTGTTTTAGATGCAGTGGCGCAAACTTATATACTTCAATGTAAGAATGGCGCAAATATTCCTAGTATTGAAGTTCCGATAGCTAATATTATAGTTAGAGACGAAACGGGTGCGAATGTAGATGAAACATTCGCAACGGTTGCTTTATTGAAAGTTAGATTAATAGCTTTGGGCTACACGCCTTATTTAAATGCAAGCGGATTAACACCTGACCAAGTTGACGCTATTCAAAATGCAAACACTCCAACGGGAGCAAACCCATTTGCGACTATGGCTGATGTTGGCGGTGGTGCGGTTGCAAGTGTAAACGGTCAAACAGGCGTAGTAGTTTTAGATACAGGCGATATTGCAGAAGTTACAGATAAGAATTACGTTAGCGATGCTGAATTAGTTGTAATTGGAAACACAAGCGGAACAAATACGGGCGACCAAGATTTGAGCGGATTATTACCAATCGAAGTGGCTATGACAACGGGAACGTCAATATCTTTCGAAGTAGATAAGATTTACGGTGAGGTTAGCAATCCCGTAGCTGGAGGAATAACGCTTGATGCAACGAATGCAAAACTAGGAGTGACAAATATTATAGTTCACAATGACGCATCAGAGCCAAGTTACGACCCTGAGTTTAAAAGATTAAAAGGAAGTCAAGATTATTTGCCTAGCTTTAATAATTATATTTATTGTACTTATATGGACGCTTCTAATATTAATTATATAATAACTCAACAACTTTAAAAATGAGTAACAGACGTTCAATGATGATGGTTTTAGGCGATTCAACACCGAATACGTATTTATTAGATACTTATGGAGGTGCAGAATTAGCTTTTTCTTTACGTCGTTTAAGTTCGTCTTATAGTGGCGATGTTGCTAGGGTTTCAAATGGAACTACAACAGATGAAATTGGATTCACTTCTGACTATATCGACGAAACTTCTTTATATGCTCACGTTGGGGGTAATAGCGGAAGTTTTGAAAGATGGTATGAGCAAAGCGGAAACAACAATACACTATTACAAACTACACTAGCAAGCCAACCGTATATAATAGCTACAGGAACACCTCAAACAGTTAACGGCAAACTAGCTCTTATTTTTACTAATTTGTTTATGAGTTTAACGTCGCAGATAACTTTAAACTCGTCTTATGCTATGTTCTTTGTTTGTAAAAGAACGGCTTTAGCAAATAGATTTGTAACATTAGCGGGAAGCCAAACCGCACCTGTATCAGCTTTTGGAATATTCCCTGATAGCGGATTAACCGACAAGCCATTGCATATAAAAAGTAACGCATACGCTTTAGCAAATAGCGCAGTAACTAATATTGACCAAATGGTATTTTCAGTTGAGGTTACAAGTAGTACTATTGATATTTATATCGATGGTACGCTAGTAACAAGTACATATGTAGGTGGTAGTTATCCAAACACATTTGATTATTTAGGGCGTTATTCGTCTTTATTGGGCGATGGTATATTCCAAGAGGGAGTTTTATATAATTTTTCTCAAGCATCAAATCACTCAGCGATAGTAAATGAAATGAAAACATATTATTCAATTCCGTAACATTTAAAAATAATAATATTATGACACAGCCAACGTACACAAAAGAAGAGCAAGAAGCAATTGACCAAGCTTATCAAATTTTAGATGAAGCGGGTTTGACTACTTTAGAAATCGGCGCACCAAGACCTAGACGATGAAAAACTTAGGCATCATATTACTTTGCTATAATTTAGCGTGCTTATCGGTTTTAAATACTGATTGGTACGCTAAATATTGGACTGTAATTGATTCTAAAGATTGGGTTTTTTACGTACTTGGAGCGATAGTGTTTTTTGTAAAGTTTAAGAAACTTACTAAATTTCAAAGGGATTGCTTTATTTTTGCTTTCATATATTTAGGATTTAAAGTTTTAGATTACATTTACTTTTTCAATTATGCTACGTTTATGTTTTGGAATTTATTTATAATATTTTTCCCTTTGTTTATGTTAATTGAAAGGAATATTAATTACTCACGGTTTAAAAAATGAATTGGATTGAACGAAAACGAGATAGCGTTGGGAACTTCATAATTACATTTACAAACGACACTTTAAAAGTTCGTGGTAAGTTCTCTATGAAACGTGTTTTGGTTGCAATTGTCACGCCTTATGGTTTAAATATAGGCAATCACATTGTAACTAACGATAGCGTCAATGCTTATGCTATTTTAGTATTTCAAACTATCTTTGCTTTTATAACAGCAGTATTAATTACAAGTGCATATGCTAAGAAACAAGAATTAAAAGACGATAATACAAATAATACAGAATGAGTACAAAGGAACAAAACGACGTAATCGAAATTAAAGGCGAAATAGGTAGGATTAGAAACCATTTAGACATTTTTAAAAAGACAAATGAAGAAACCACTAAAACGCTAAACGAAACTAGCAAATCAGTAAACAGAATTGAAACCGCATTAATTGGAAGCCATTTAAACGGGAATGTAGGATTGGTTTCAGACTTTGCTGATTTACAGAAAATAGTTGAGGAGCAAAAGGAAAAATTAATAGTTCACCGTGTTTACTTTGCGATATTAGGCTTTATTGCTTCAACTTCATTCACGGGGTTAATTGCTATTTGCGTAAAATTGTTTGCTAATAATTAGTTCAATTAAAATTAAATTATTACTTTTGATTTAACTTAAAAATAGAAATCATGAAATAGTCAATTTTTGTTCATTCGAAAAGATAACCCTAACACGTCAGAATGTTAGGGTTTTTTTATATATTTGTTAAACGATTAAAATAAAAAACTATGATAACAACACAAGAAGCGATAAAAAAGTATGGTAAACCAAATCAACAAGGTAGTTACTTAACTACAATTCAACTTCCTTACCCAATGCGTTTGGCTTGGGATAAAAAAACAACCGTTACAAAAATGCGTTGTCACAAATTAGTAGCCGATGATTTTCTTTCAGTATTTAATACTTTATTAAAGCATTACGGACTTGCAAAAATTCAAGAGTTAGGAATTGATTTATTTGGCGGTTGTTTTAACTTTCGTGCAATGCGTGGAGGTTCGGATTATTCACGCCATAGTTGGGGAATAGCTATTGATTTAGACCCCGAAAGAAACCAATTAAAAGAAACTAGTGCAACGGCTAGATTTGCAAGAAGTGAATATTTACCAATGATTGAAATTTTCTACAATCACGGTTTTGTAAACTTAGGAGTAGAGAAAAATTACGATTGGATGCACTTTGAAATAAAAGACTAATTATGAAAACAATAAATTTAAAAATTTGGCAAGTTATCTTAATTTGGATTTTTATAATTTTTTCTATTATTGGTTGCGGTTCTCGAAAGGTCGAAAAATCAAAAGAAGTAACCAAAGAAAACAAAACAACCGAGTTAACCACTACTGATAATTCAACAATCGAAATAAAAGCCGATACCAATACAAAAGTAATCGACTGTACAAATACAGATGAAATTGAAATAGCACCGATTGATAACTCTAAAGAAATGGTTGTTAACGGAAAAACTTACAAAAACGCTATTCTAAAGCACAAAAAAATAAAAGCCAATATAATTACCGACAAAGCCGAGAAAGTTGCTACAAATCAAAAAAACGACGTTAAAACGGATTTAAAAGAGGTTGTTGCAATTGAAAAAATCAAAGAGATTAAAAATGTAGAGCGAAAACAATTCGATTGGACTAAAATTATTGTTGTTGGCTCTATTATGTTATTGCTGATTACTATGTTTATTCTTTATTATTATTTTGGCATTGGTAGAAAAAAAAAGAATGATGATAGTGTTAGTTAAATAATTATTCACTAAATTTGATTTTCATATTTTAAGTTTTTGGTTTAGGTTTATGGTTAAGTTAGAGAAACGACATCGCTTGGTGTCGTTTTTTTATTGTCTAAACCCTAGTAAAATAAGGCAAACATAAAATTTAACATAAAAAAATAAGCAAATCTTATTTTATTTGAAAATAATTGTATTACATTTGTCTATCTTAAAACATTAAAACTTAAATATTATGAAAACGATTTACATTATTACTGAAGTAGGAACTGGAATAATTATTAACATTGCTTATAATACTCGTTTAGAAGCGCAAGAAAGAGTTGAAGAAATGGAGTCGATGGATGAATTTACTTCATTTGAGATTTTGGAATTGCAAATTAAAAACTAACCGAAATGAAAGATTTTAACACAGCAATAACCGAAGCTAAACTAGACTACCTTTCCGACATCGAATTTGCTTACTATTTTTCAAATCAATTTATAACTGTTAACTTTTACAAGAACGAAAGTGGTAAGAATATAATTGAAGAGTTCGGAACGATGCACAACGGTCAATGGTTTGACGTAATCCCAACAAACGAGCAAATTAAAGCTATGTTTAAACGATTAGATGATACACCATACTGTGAAGTTGAAATAGAACGCTTTACAGAGGATTTAAACTATCAAAACGACCCGTACTATGGATTTTACGGATTAGACGCTTAAAACGATTAATAACTTAACTTGAATTTACGAATTATGGACACAATAATAAAAGAATTAAAAGGATTAGTTTTAGTGGTTGAGGAATTAGAATATTGGATGGATATTTACCCTTTAACAAGCGACCAACAAATTGAATTAAAAGTAACAAGAACTAGAATAAATAAACTTATCAAAAAACTTTAATAACTTAAACTTAAATAATTATGCAAAGTGTAGAACAAATGATTGCTATTGTACAGATTTATATTCATCACCGAAAAAATGAAGAGGTAAAAATATCGCCACCGACAAATAATAGGCAAATGCTTAAATTAATAAAAGCTTACAATATAGCTACCGTTTGGCTAGAAGAAAACGGATTTAAACAAATATTAAACTAAACCTTATGAAAAAAGCTTATTTCAATTTCCTTAAATGGATATTCCCAAACGAAAAAAACATAGTTAAAAACAAATTTGATATTTTAAGTTTGTTGTTTAACTCTGAGAACTTGCAACTATCTACAAAAGAAAGCATCGATTTATTTAAAGAAGTTCAAACCGAATTTCATCAAACACTTGCAAAGCGTTCAATCGATGCTCAAATAGTTGTTGCTGATGTTGAAGAGTATTTTGATAAACTTAATCACGTAAAATAATGGAAGTACCAAAAACCCACAAAGAGCAAAAGTATTCCGAGTTTTTCAAAGCTTGGTTAAAATCAGACCAAATTATACCACAATCAACTATTGCATTATTTACAAAATGTCAAAACGAAATAAGATTAG